TTTATTCGTCATTAAAAGCACCTCTTAAAGCCTTAGCGAAATCTATCAGTTTGTCATCTTGTTCGCTATCCCCACCGATTTGTGATTGTAGTTTTTCAATTTCAAGTTTTAGTTTCTTATCAGCTAACTCTAAGTCGTTGAAACTCATATTGTTCATGCCTTCTAGCGATGCAAGGAAAGCATTAGAATTAGCTTGTCTTACTCCTTCTTTCTCAATACTAACTTTAGCTTTGTTCTTAAGCCACTCATACTCGTTAAACGCTTGTTCCCTAGACCAAAGAGCCATATTTGAGAATTGTTTTAATAGCGCACGATACCTTGCCCTAACCTTGCCGTCCTTAAAGAGTTTACTTGCTTTTTCATCAACAGTCTTATCTGTCATTTTTTCGGCATTATAAGCTTGCCTATACGCTTGCCTTTGAGATTGTCCAGCGACTAGTTGTTGGACAAATATTTCTTGTTTTGTTGTTAACTTACTCACTCACTGAACCACCTCCTAATGAATATATAAAAAACACCCCTCACGACTGTGAGAGGTGAGAGGTACACTCCTTAGATATATACTGCAATCAAAGCCTAATAAAAACCCTTCGAACTGGAGGCTCGAAGGGAAAAAATAAAGGAGTTTAAACCATGAGAAAAAAGAATGTCTTTTTCTACATCTTTCCACATGATAACTATATCATAGAATCTTTAGTATTGTTTGGTACAGAAACACCTTTTTTAGTACAGATTAAATCTATTTTTTTAATAGCTTCATCATGAAGAATAAATAGTGTTGTTTTAGATATTTTCAATTCTTCAGCGATTTCATCCCAGCCTTTAGAAGAAATATATTTCATCCAAATGATTGTTCGTTCTCTAGAATTATCTAATTGTTCAATCGCTTGGATAAGTTGATATTTTAAATCAATCAATTTATCTACTTGATCATTAATATAATCATTCAAATTGATTATTTTAACGTATGCATCGTCTTTGAGACTTACTTTTGATTCTTGAACGTTTATTTCTTTTAGAGACGGAGATTTCAAGAAAGAATTATTCAAGCGGTCTAACTCTTCCATTTTTGATTTTACTTCCAAATCGATTAAACGAATTTGTTTTAATTGATGTTTAATGCCCATTCTTCACATCCTCTCTAATCCTTTTGACTAGCGTTGGTCCAAAGTCTTCAGTATCTGACAAATAATCAAAATATTGACTGAAAAAGAACCGCTCGCAGTCCATTTTCATATTCCATGCTGTTTGATGATATATTTTCTTGAAATGTGTTTCTCTCAAATTCCAATTAGAATCCACTACACCTTTTGAAAGCAAGCGCCTTAATGCTATCTTGTAATCATCAACCGCTCTTTCTATGATTCCAGCACGTAATCTGTAATACCATTTATCTTCCATTATCCACCTCACAATAAAGCTTCTAATTTTTCAATTTGAAATCCTGACCATGTTTTTGATTCGTCGCTCAATTCATCGTCAATAGCAACGACTGGAAGTGAACTGTATCCATAGTGTTTGAGTAATTCCAATGCTCCTGGATTTGCTTCAATATCCACGGCTTCGAAAGGGATATCGTTTTGTTTGAGCCACATCTTAGTCATCTCACATTGCATACAATTTGGTCTAGAATAAACTGTTAACATCAAAATCCTCCTTATCGACTGATAAACCTACAAAACTGCCAAAACTGCTGATATTAAAAAACGCCTTTTTCTTCTTACCGTCATGCACACTTATATAATTGAATTTTATAAGGCCTTTCACGTACGATACTGGTTCAAAATCAGTCACATTTTCAAATACTAGTTCTTCCCCATTTTCTAAATATAAAGTTAGTTCCATATTTTTCTCCTTTTCTTATACATAATAAATCGCACTCCTTTTCGTTTCTGAAAACTCAAAAAGCATTTGCCCTGATTCGCTAGTGTCATATCCGTATGTTTTATCGTAGCTCGAGTGCTTGCTAGGGCTTTGTAGTTGATACCAAGTTAACCCTGCAAACGATAGTGATTTCTCATGATGAAAGTGCCCAGTAATCAAATATCTTGATTGACTTTTCCCCCATTCCTCTCCAAAATGCGACACCATGATTTCAAATAATTTATTAGGCGATTTTACTTTATCGCCATGATGCATGAATATTGAGTGATTGCCTAACCATGCATGTTTAAATTCTTTGATTTCGACATCGAATTTTATTTGAGGATATATATGCTCTAGCATACTCACAAATAAATAATCCACACTAGGAGCATGATTCCCTTTCAAGTACACGACTTTAACGTTCGGACTGTTTTCTAACGCTAAATCTAGCAATGGACTGAGAAAATCATAACCAGCTTTTAATCCAGCCTCGAAGTCGACATCATCGACTCTAGTTCCTCTTTCAGTTGTATTCAGAAAATTATCAACATGAAAATAATCTCCGTGTATCGTTATAAGGATTTCCTTGTAGCGATTCATAATGCGCTCCGCAATTTCTCTCTGTAATTTTAAATAATCAAGATGAGAATTATGTCCAAAGTGTAAATCTGACAAAGGAATCAATAAGTATTCATTTGGAATTCCCTTATCTAATAATTCAATTTTACGTTGGGGAATATCTCCAAAGATTTTCTTAACATCTTGAGCGGACATATCCCATCTTTTTGGCACTACAACGATTTTAGATTGATAATTATAGTAAGTTTCTCCGTTTGTTGGAGTAGTCCATTCATTAGATGTTGCTGTTTTTAGTTTAACCTCATCAGGATTGAATCCATGTAATCGAATAAGCTCCTCATTAGAGAATACTTTTCGTTGTTGTTGTCTTACTCTGATTTGAGATCCGATTGAACCATCGTTATTAAATTCTTTAGTTTGAGATTTTTCAACATTTACTCCTTGCCTTTGTTGAAATTCTTTGTAACGTGGTGTACCTCTAACCTTACCTCGAGCGACTTCCATGCTTGCAAGATTGAGTCTAGTTGCAATTTGTACCCAGCTCAGTCCTTGCTCTTTTAAGTCCATGATTTCATCCTGTATCGATTTTGACATTTACACACCTCCCCTTTTCCTTTTTCTTCCTACCCTTCTTCAATCAACCACTCAATGTTCTTTCTAGCTTTCTTTAAGTCTTCAACTCCATTTTTTTCTGCGTATCTTAATAAGTATTCCACAGCGCTACACCATCTATGAGCTTCCATTCCTTTTTTATTTTTAACAAAATTTTCAAGTACTTCTTTCACTTCTAATCCCTTTTCACCTACATAGTGACTAGGCTTATTTACTGCTTCTTTTATTCGAGCGTTTTCTTGTAAATTCATCTTTATACCTCCGTATTCATATTGATTACGTGTGATTGATTAAGTTGTAGTGTTGCATCAAACAATACGAAACCTTTGCCATTTTGAGCTACTTTTACATCCACACTTTCAGCTTCCACACTAGGTAAAATCACAATCGGTTTAACCTTTGAAGGTGCGTTGCTAGGTAGTTCAATTTGAATGTATGTCGGTAATAGTGGTTTGCCAATTCCTAAATTTTCGTGTTCTTTTTCAGTTAAAAGCCGAATTTTATCCGTATTATTTTTATCAACCCATTCTTCTAGTCCTTTTTCTAATTCAGGTAAGTATCCTTTTTTTAATGCTCCATCTTCTATATGCCGTGCAGCTAACATCAACCATATACTTTCTGAACGGGACTCGATATTTTCCATGCCATTTATTCTATACCCACCACTATCTGTTAATTCAATCGTTATTTTTTTCATCTACTCACACTCCACAAACAATTCTTCGATTTCATCACCGAATAATTCAATAGCACGTTCGGCATCTTCTTCGTTTTTGAAATAACCAAAAGTGGCAATCCTATTTGCGTAATTCACTGAATCAAGCACTACTTTTGAATCGATAATTTCTAGATAATATTTAGATTTAAAAGAATTTGACCAATCAGGCTTCCATCCATCGTTGCATTCATCTCTGAACGCTCTGAATCGTGTTAGTAAGTTTCTGCGTTTAGATTCTAGTCGGGCTGCTTGTTGAGTTTTGAAGATGTTGCCTTGTGCAAACGCTCTTTTCTCGAAATCATAATTATCCCATGAATCATACTTTGCTAAACCGTTGGCACTAACAAAATAATATTCATCCCCTTCTTCATACGGGCATTTCATCTCCCACCCGTTTTCAATTCGCTTGATTTCCGCTTTCATTTCGTTTAATTTTGCTTCCATATCTGCTGTTTGTTGTTTTAGTGTTTCTAGATTTGTCATTATTTTTCTCCTTCTATCGCTTTTATCGATGTTTCAAAACCAATCAAGAACGCAAATCGTTCATTGTAGCTCATCTCTTCGAGCTGTCCATAGTTGATATCTTCTTGGAACTGTTTCAACGCTCTGTCATACATTAACATGTCCTTGTATTTACAATGTGCTACAATCAAGTAGTGAACATCGTCTTTTAATTTTTCAAATCCATTTTTATCCAACGGACTTCACCGCCTTTTCTAGATTTACTAAATTTTCTACAATACGATCTCGAATATGAGCTGCAACTGAGTAAGGGTCTTTCATAAATTTGATTAGCGTATTAGCCTTCACTTGTAACGCTTTCGAACCAGCTAACATCTTTTCGTTTGAATTTCCAATCATCCCATAAATATAAGTGATAGCTTCACCGTAATTCTCACCCATGTATTTAAACGTCACATTACTGAGTTGTTCTTGATACGGGTCTTTAATAATATTCCCTTCGATAGAATGTTCCTTGATAAATGCTAGAGCCTCGTTAGGCGTTTCAAAATGCATCGCTTGTTTAATATCGTTCGTAAGTTTGTGAGTATATCGTGGATGGTTCTTCGCAAGATATCCCATCATACTTGAGTAGTCTTCGATACGTTGGAAGTACCATTGAAGATTCTTTGTATCTCTAATGACGTATATTTTAATTTTATCCATGTTTTATCCCTCTTTAAAACGGCAAATCTTCATCAGAAACATCAACTGCATTCCCATTGGCTGTAAAAGGGTCGTTATTTGCAAAATTTCCGCTCGTATTCGCGTTTTTATTACCGTTGAATGTATTTACATGTCCGTCGTTAAAACTCTCTCTATCGCCCTCTAATCGGCTTGTAGTGTTACGAGGTTCAAGTAAGCTAAAGTTTTCTGCTAGTACCTCTGTCACGTATACCTTTTGCCCTTGTTGATTTTCATAGTTGCGGGTTTGAATACGGCCTTCAATCCCTACCTGTGAGCCTTTGTGTGTAAAGTTCGCAAAGTTTTCCGCTGCTTTACGCCACATTGCGCAATTGATAAAATCTGTTTCCTTCTCCCCGTTTTGGTTTTTGAAGTTTCTCTCTACGGCTACCGTAAAACTAGCGTATGCAGTCCCGTTCGATGTGTAGCGTAAATCTACATCCCTTGTTAATCGTCCTACTAATACTACGTTGTTAATCATTTTCTACATCTCCTATATATTTTTTCCATTCGTCAAGGTTCCCCTTTTGAATCTTGTTTACTCGTTTAAATTCTTTGATCGCTTGCGCTTTGAGTGGCAATACGCCTTCTTGTCGCGCTTGGTCTGTTACTGGAATAAAATATCCAGTACGTCCGTTTCTTACTCCTACAATCACGATGCCGTAATCGTTAATTAACTGATCTATGATTTTCTTCACTCGTCTTGTAGAAAGTCTTGTCTTTGCTACGATGTCCTTTATATTCACTCTGCGTTCGTCACTAATCGGGATAAGCGATAAGACTACCCTTTCAATCGGTGTCATTTGTTTACTCATATTGCCACCCTCCTTTTGTCTTTTTAACTTTCAGTAACGC